AAGAAACCTTCTGGGGTATATTCAGTTATAAACTTATCAGTCGTTGTTACGTATTTTCCTACTTTAATTCCTGGACTATCTGAAGTCTTTGTTGGGTCTTCGATGAATACTCTATCATCCATTAAAGCTTTGACTTCATACCATCTATTGTTTTGACCCAAAAACTCTTGTGTTGGTGGGATTGTAACGTATTGTGTTCCTTCTTTAATTAAAACACTTGTTATTCCTAATACATTTTTTTCTGGTAAAAAAAGTTCAAAGAAAGGTCTTACATCGTTTGGTGTTATCACTCTTTTGAATACTTTTGTAACACCATTTACAACAACTTCACGTTTTATGATTGTATAATTTATAATCTTACCATTAGAATCAAAATTTGGGATTTTTAGCCTATTTGGTGAACCTTCTGCGTTTACTGCCGATGAAAAATCAATATCATAAACCGTTTCAAATGGTTGTCCACCTCCTAGTACTTGTGAACCTCGTCTTAATATACCACAATAACTAAGATTTTCTTTATCACCAAAAGCAGGTACCGTTATTGAGAAATCGACTAAGGCAACTGATGGTCTTTGTCCTGGTACTTTTAAACCATATGTTCTTGCGATATTGAAAACCGATGACCTTTGTTGTGCATATTGAAGTACCGTTTCTTGGATACTTCTATCAATGTGGAATTGTAGGTTATCTGTTACAGCAGCATTTAAATCTAAAAATACAGAAAAAATTCCAGCGTCATTAAAATTTTGTACAAGGTCGGGATAATATTGTCTTGTAAAATTTATTAATTCAGTTCTAATTCCCTGAAAATCTCTTGTTGTGTATGATATTTTCTTTTCCGCCATTATATATTAAGTATTACAAAATCATTAGATTCAAATGCAGTGTTAGTCACTTTATAATCAATTCTAACTCTTGCTGTATATTCTTTTTGTGATAAACCAGGGACACGATATTCTCTTTGTCCTTCTGAATTTATGTATGTAGCACCAGGATCTTCTAAATCTGCAGTCGCTTCTTTAATTTCAATATTTGTCACTAAAACTCCTGGCATATATCTACCAACACTTTCTCTAATTTCAGATTCAATATCAGAAAATGTTGGCCCATCTAATGGTTCAAAAATAAATTCATATAGTCTTGTTCCAAAATCTGGTAAAAAATATCTGGTACCCTTTCTAGTTAATAAAAGATGAATTAAATTACTTCTTATTTCGTCGTCAGCAGTTTGTGTAACACCAAGATACTTACCAAGTGATGATTGTTCAAAAGGAAAAGCTAAACCATATGTTGTTCCGTATGCCATATAACATAAATATACATTATAGTAATTTTGAATAAATAATTAAAATCTATTTATAATTGTCTAGCAACTTGATTAATCGCACACCAATGTGGTCTGTCACACCCTGTTTTTTTTGTACTTGTTGGGTTACTCACAATACCCAATCCAGCCGCAGCATATGAACCAACCCACACATTACTTTCTGGTAGACCTAATTTTACAGCGGAAGTAACACTTTGTTTTGCTGAAGAATGTGGTTCAATAACATATAAATTATTCAAACTTTTGTTAAGTGATTTTAACTTTCTTGCAAACTTTTCAGAATATGCACAACCAGCACTAAAAAGTAAAACATAACTATTTGGTTCTGATTCTAAAGCTCTTAATGCGTTTTCACTATCTGTATGTGAATATCCTTCAACATCAGCATTAATTTTTAAATTATCACTAACTCTTTTTGTTTGTTCTTTTACTGATAAGTCAGTACTTCTATTATGTAATCCAGAAACAAATATTACATTTTTTATTTTACCATCTTTTTTTTCTTCGGTATCTTTTTCTTTATCTACTTCTGTATCTTTTTTTATTGTTTCAATTTTCTTTTCAACTTCTTTTTTTGAAGGTATGTCCTTTTTTTCAACTTCATCCTTATCTTGTAATTCAATACCGGTAACTTTTTTAAAAACATCTTTAACCTTATCTTTTAAATTGTCAAAATTTAATCCAATTTTATCCAAAACATCGTCATACCAAGCTTCGTTTAAATCTTTTGTTTCTTGATACTTTTCTATAATTCTTTTTAATTGACTTTCGGTTATTTTGATTTTCATAATACTTTTATATTATAAATATATTAATAAAAAAAAATCACTACTTTCGTAGTGATTCTTTTAGGTTTGTATTACCTTTTTGGTAAAGTGGTTCGTAGGGACAATGCCTACATTGGGACCCACAACATTTACCTCGTTTTATATGGAATGATTCGGTCATAACAATATTTCCAAATTTATCCTTATAAAAGTCAGGTTCAGGAGATTTTTTAGTTGTCTCCTGAACATATAACTGTTGTATCCAATCTTTTGATGCGTTTACTGTCATTTTAATTTTGTTTTCTCAAGTTAAAGTAAGGAACTTTTAATAAATTCCTTACTTTTCTAATATTAAATTATCTCACAAGATCCGTTTGCACAAGCCAATTCACCACTCAAATTAGTATTGTCCTGTAATTCAATTACTTTTGTAAGATCAACATTTGTTAATGTTTTAAGTAATCTTTCATATTCTTCCTTACTACAATCCTCATAAGGAGCCTGTTTGTAAGTATGGTTAGAATAGGGTAGTACTGACAATCCGTTATAGAATTTTCTGTTTTTCCACATCCAATCACCAACTAAATCCCACTCATCTTCTTTAATTGAAACTGTAGCAGATACATTGTGTGTGTTTTGTCCGGTTCTATGTCCATTTCTAATCCATTCTTGAGCAACTTTTTTAACTCTTTCTAACATTTGGAATACTGATTCGTAACGTAAAATAGACCCTTCTGGTGACCTTTGTGGTATTGTAATTACCGCAGTATCGTGTGGACGAAAGTATTCATCTTCGACTAATTCTGGGTGATTGATTGCAAGATATGTATAAATTGCTTCATTCTTACCAACACGGATTCTTCTTAAATAATAATCATTATGCCAAGCGTGAATACCAGATGATGTTCCCAATACTAATGATGAGGTTCCGGATGGTTTTACTGTTGTTGTTCTAGCAGCTTTATTAATTCCAATAAGACTTGCAACTCTTTCGTTTTCTTCTTTAACGGCATAAGCTGCTGCTTTCATATCATATCCTAACACAACACCAGAACCAATACCTGTCATTCCAACACCGATAAGTGCATCTTTTTCAGTTGTTCTTTTCCACACATCTCTCAAGTAGTGGAAATCTGTATATCCAGCTTGGAGTGTTCCAATAAACGCAGCTCCTTTAACTCTCTTTTCAAAATCTTCTTGTGAATCAATATCTGAAGCATTAACTTCACAAAGATTACAGAATTGGTAAGGACGAAGTGCTATTTCACAACAAGGGTTTGTTCCCCAATCTTTATCGTTTGATAAATAGATTCCAGGTTCTCCTGCTCCAGATAATTCAATTCTTTTCCAAAGATCCATAAAATATTCTTGTGTTACTTTATGTCTTAATAGAACCGCTGAATTATTTGCTCTACCTCTTTGTGGGTTTTGTTCCCACCAGTTTCCAGATTTACAAGAAATCATTTCATCATCATCAGCCGAAAATAATGAAATAAGTGCTGCTCTTCTAATACCACCAGCAAGTACCGCATCAGCAATATGACATACGATATCGTGAGTTTCAATCGGTGTTAATTTTTCACCGTCATTTTTGTTTTCTAATACCTTTGTAATATTGTGAATACAATCTTTCAAAGGTTGAGGTCCTGGTGCTTTTCCTCCAGATGTAACAAGTAAGGTTCCTTTTTGACGAATGTCTGAAAAATCAAATACTGGTGTTGATGATTTTGAACCCATATAAGATTCAATAAGAACTTTAATTGCATCAGCCCATCCTTCAATTGAATCACCAATAAGGTATCTTCTTGTTCTTGTTGGGTTTGGTTTTTTAATTTCTGGTAACTTATCTACGTGGTGTTTTTGCACTGAAAATCCTACACCTGTTCCACCTAAAAGTAAGAACATCGTTTCTGAAAAAGCATCAGTATGGTCTACCGGCATATAAGCACAGTTATAAACTCTATTTGGTGATATCTCGATTGGTTTCCCACCAAACTGTAATGATCTCATAGATGGAAGAATTTTTTTATCATATACCATTTTATATACTTCTTCTATCTCATCTTTAATGTGTGGGTACTTTCTCTGGTGCATTTCTTTATTTCTTGTAACCAGTTCTTCCCAAGTTTCCCTTCTATTTAATTCAGGAACAAATTTGGCGTATTTCATATACACCGTAATATCGCTCAATATTTTTTGTGAAATATCCATTTTTATTAATTTAATTATTTTATTTAAGATTTTTGTTTTTCTTGTTCTTTTTGTTGTCTTTTCTCCAACAATTCCTTAACCCTTTGTCTTTGTCTTTCTTCTTTTTGTTCTTCAAGACCTAAGAATGTGGTTGTAGATTCGGTATCTATTTCAATCATTGCATTATCAAATTTACAATTTTCAAACACCACACCATCATCTCCAATACGAGATTTGGTAATTGCTATTGTGGCCAATTTCATTTCTTTTTGTTGTAATGTTTTTGCTACTGAAATAATAACGTGTCCAACTTGTGCCTTCTTGATTGAACCACCCATTTGATCTGTTGTTACAACTTCCGAAGAAATTGATGAACGATTACCTTGTGTTGCGGTCCAACCAACAATATTTAATTCGTGACACATAGCCTCGAAACCCCTCATTACTGAGCCTTCACTCTTCCATTCATCCCCAAGGTTTTTGTCTGGAACTATACAATCAATGTAGTCCAAAATAACCATATCGATTTTTGTACCATCTGCAATAATTTTTCTTATTTCATTCTTAATTTGCAGCATTGTCTTTGTATCGGATGGTAGTTTTTTCAAATCTAAAGTATTTTCCATTGTACTTTCGATTTCTTTTACCTTATTCATCACGTATTCTCTTTTTTCTGACAATTCGTCAGGGTGAATCTTTGTCCAAAGTGTGAAGTGTTTCCTTTGTATAACCTTTGGGTTGTCTTCAAAAAATATTTGTAAGACATTAAATCCTAGATTAAAGGCATGGTTTGCAATCTTTGTAAGTATTGTTGATTTACCAACACCAGTTGGTGCTAATATAACTCCAATCTCACCCTTTGCGAGCCCTCCTTTTAACAATCTATCAATTCCTGGTATACCTATTGGAATTGGATGTCTGTAGTCATCGTCAAGGACTTGGTCTAGGTTTGAAAAGACATCCATAGTACTAGTGTCTTTTGAACCAACAAGTAATGCTTCTCTTACTAATTCTTCAAGGGTGTCGTAGTTTTCAAATTCACCACCGTCAATAATTTTTTGAGCCTTTTTCATTACCTTCTGTAATTCTTGTTGTTTACAGAATTTAAGTGCCTTTTCTTGTACGAAATCCACTCCATCAATAGGTGAAGACTTGATTTTTTTAATTGTATCAAGAACTACCTTAACCGCAGTTTCTTGTTGTAATTCGGATTTTGCGACTTGTTCTAAAGTATCAAATGATGGTGTGTGATCATACTTTTTATAGTATTCTTTTATCATTTGAATGATAATTTTGAAGTACTTGTTTTCAAAATAACTGTTTTCGATTACATTAATAATCGAATGTGAAAAGTCTTTGTCTACAATGATTTGATTAAGTAATTGTATTTGAAAATTGTTCCCAAGATATTCAAAGTTTTTGTTTGTCGCCATAATTTTTTCCTCCTATCAGTAATGATAAATACTATTAGTTTTGAATAAATTGTGGATAAAAATAATTAAATTTTTTACCTGAAAAAATGTCAGTAAGTTCCGACAGTACACTTTTCAGCTTTGGTCGTAGGTCTACGGTATATCTGACCT